AGGGAGCGCATCACGGCCTCGTGAGCCTCTTGCCGCAGATGCCGCAACGACGCCGTGGCCGCCCCCATTTCCTCGGCAGCGGCTCTCAGGTCCTCCATGTCGGACGCATAGTCGTCTTTGAGGTCCGGGTTGGCCTGGACGGCCTCGAAGAACTCGGCGGTATCGAAATCACTCATCGGCTTCCTCCGTTTGTTGCTGTCGGGCCCCTCTGCCCTCCAGCTCTTGCTTGGCTACGGTCGCGATACGCTCGAACAGCTCCGACTTTCGGTCGAGTAAGCTGGTGACCGTAGTTCTATTGGCGTGAAAGCGGTCAATTTCGTCGAGCAAGGACGCCCACTCCTGTCGGGGGGCGCGTCCTTGCTCGACGTCTCGAAGGGTCTGCGACAACCAACAGGCGTACAGTAGGTACCACAGCCAGTGACGGACCGGGTTGTCGACGTGGCTTTGCTCAGGGGCGACCCGCCAGTCCTGTACTTCATAGTGGTCATCGCGCGCGTCGATAACGACGTCTTCGGGGCTCGTGGTCACGAACCCCTCGTAGGTGATGATCCCTCCGGGGGCAGGCACGGGGATCGTAATAACCTCGCCGATCAACCTAGAGTGCTGCGTGCCCAGGTCCGGTCGGACGGCAGCCAACGCGTGCCTACCGCAAACCAGAATCAAATCTGGGTCCGCCAAGAGCACCTCGACCTGCCACCGCCTCCGGCACCCTTTGATGAACTCTCCCTTAGCCTTCATCAACTTACGCGGGTCCGTAAACGACACGGGCCTGCACCCGAGCGCCACGCTGAACACCACCTCGTCAATGGGGAAGGGCATCAACCCCCCCAAAGCATCCCAACTCCACTCCACGAACCCGTGCGATGGGCTATTTGTCTGACCCGCGGCCCGTGTCCCCAGCAAAGAACTGGCGCCCTCCTGCGACACGTCGGGGCAGGAGTACAGCACCAATAGTGGCGCAGGATCAGGAGACAGGACGTTCTTTCCTTCGGCTAGCGGGACTGTGGTGGCCTGCTTGCCCTTGTCCTCATCTTCCCTAAGACGCAGGTCCGCTAGGCTGCACCTCAGGCAGTGGCTCCACTGAGCCACATGCTCCTCCCACACCTGTTGTCTGCTCACACAACTCCTTCAGTAGCTCGTTCGTTCTACGCTGCTCCTCCAGGAGACTTTTGAGGTACGCCAGCAACGCGTCCCCCTTCTCCATGAGTGCCCATTGGTTGTGGCTCATCTCGGCCTCCTACGCCGTACCCCCGACGACCGGGTAGTAGATAAGTCTCTTCGTCTCTTCTGAGCCCGCTCTCGTTCCTCATCGAACTCGGGGCGCTCAAGCACCTGATACCCGAACCGGGCACACATATCGGCGTTCGCAGATGCCAGCTTTTTCCCGTACCCGCAGTCGGGGTACAGAATGTACATCTCCGGACAGTTCTTATCGGACAAATGGCGCAAGATTCTCCCGGCCCCCTGGCGCATACGGGTCGTCGCCGATGAGCCGACGGGGACCACCATGACTAGGGCATCCAGGTCTACCCGGTCCAGCGCCTTCTCTCCGATGGACGTAGTGACGCCAACGATGTCGCTCCGCTTGAGCAGCCCGGGCCGGTGCTCAAACCCGACACTGCCGTCAATCACTTCCATTCCCGGCAAGTGCCCCTGTAGCCGCTCCAGAAATCGAGTGCGTGGCGACAGGACCATTGTAGTTCTGCCTCGCGCTCTCAGCTCCTCGAGCAGCAGAACGCAGGCGTTCAGGTAGGACGGGTCGGCCTTACGCTTGTCTGTCCCCAGTAAGTCGTTCGACATGGTCGTGTACGACCTCATGGAGCGGAGAGGGTATTCCTTGGACTTGGTAGGCTTGACGGACCGAACAAACACGTCTGGCACAAGATCGGGCTCTCGGTCTTCTACCGTAGGAGCTGAGACGTGTTGGTAAGCGATGCGCTCCCATCCCCGGCGCTCGGGGGTCGCCGTGAGGCAGACCCTGTTGCACCGAAACAGGCTTAGCAAGTGGAAGCGCGTAGGCGTGATGACTACGTGTGCCTCGTCAAAGAACACCCACCCGAAGTAGTTGAGGAACTCTTCGGACACCTCCCCCCGTTCTACCGCCGGGCCGAAAGACTGGAAGGTAGTCACGCACACGCTGTGACTTCCCCACTCCCAGGAAGAGAAAGGCCCGGTACACCGACCAACCTCTTCCTTCGGCAAGGCAAACAGCCCCTCGTCCGTCGCCCGCTCTACCCACTGCTCCATGAGCCCGCCATTGTCGACGAACACAAGAGCGGGGTAGCCCGAACGCGCGGCGAGAAGGAGCGCTAGTACGGTTTTACCTCGTCCCGTACCCAGCACGACGTAACAGTCCCCGTTTTTCTGAACTAGCGTATTGAAGGGCGTGAGCTGCTTGTCTCGCAGCTGGACACGATCAAACGCCTCGCGAAACGGAACTCTGCGCGCTGGGGTAGCAGATGTTTCTGCTAGTGAGTACCCCGCCTCAAGCAGCTCAGCAGAGCTAAAAGCGTTACGAGGGTACACGACGCGACCGTCTCGGAGAGGCACAGCAACCGGCACCACAGTGTCCTGTATGTACCCGATGGGCTCCCCTGTAATTGGGTCCACGCTCTCTACTAACTCCTGCACAGGAACCACCCCCCGCTCCTGCAGGTGCGCAGGAGCGGGGGCGTCCAGTACGAGGTTTTCCGCTCGCGTTGCGATCATTCGTCGTCCGATCTCAGGTCCCAGTCATCATCATCCCAGTCCGCGCGGGACTTGGGCAAGAAGTCGAAGGGGATGTCGCCGGCCAGAACGCGGCGACTCAAGCCGATGCCTACAGTCTCGAAAGCAAGAGCAAGGCCCGCCCAGCCGAGTTTAGTCATTGTGCGACGTCCGCCCGGACTGTGGTGGGAGTCTCGGAAGTTATCCGCGTCGTAGTTTGAGTACTCCGACATGATAGAGCCGAGCGCTCTTGTGTGCTGTAGCTCCGCTTCCCACTGCCGACCCCCGGTAGCCGGAGTCTCCTTACGCTTCTTGGGGACGTACTTTGCGTCCTGATCTTTCTCTTGCCAGCTTCTGCCAGACGTGTAGCTGGTAGTGCCGTTTCCGTAGGTCACGTGGGCTACTCGGCTTACGGAAGACCGGCTCGGGCTCGACCACGACGTGCTTGCCGAGGGGCGATGCACCGTCGCCCTCGGCTTGGCGGTTTGAAGCTCTGCCCACCACCCTCGCGCCTTAGCATACGCTTCGATGTCGGCGGCTTGCGCGTCCAAGTCTTTTAGCTCCTGGGCCGCGTTGAGCATCCAGTTCGAGTCGCTTTGGAAGGAGGACAGCTGGCGCCTCCGTCTGATGAGGTCTTGTTTCTCCTTGATAGACCAGTAGGTCTTGGTGACCTCTTGCAGAGAGGGTTTGGCCGGACCCGCTTCGACGTTATTCTGTTTCGTACTACCAGGTGGCATACTTCTCCGGGGTTAAGGCGTAAGGCCGCCATGATTCTTATGTCCGGTTAGTGCGCAGGGTTTCCTCGTCCTGTGGTTGACCTGCTAGCGCACAGCGTGCAAAGGTGCGGTAGCTACTTCTAGAGGTGTTACGTGGATACTTTCGACCGATTTTGGGCCACAGTCTCTGGCGCTGCCACCCTCACCAAAGTGTCTTCGGAAGACGCAGGGGATGCGGATAGGCAGTCTCGTTACCCCGACTCCGAGTTTGGGCTCGTAGTGGTGTCAGGGGCACGAAAGGCGCGGTTGCTTCCAATGTCGACGCCGGAAGAGCTGCTTAGCTCGGCGGATGCGGCGCATCTCTTGCGGGACAACGGTCTCGTGCCGGACCGGTTGCTGAAGGTAGCTGCCGACCGCATGGAGGCGCGTGCTCGTTTCTTCCGAGACGGGGGCGAAGACCTTACGGAAGTCAAGGTGTCCTACTGGGACGAGCGTAAGGACGGGTTCTTCTGGCGTGAACGAGAAAGAGCTCACGCGGAGAAGCGATCCAGCCCCGCCCCGGAGCACCCAGAGATTGCATCGTTCACCGTGCGGAACCGCACGGTTGCTCTCCGAAAGCTGAGCGACGTTGCCGACGCTTCGAAGCTGCTGAAGGCAGAGGCTGAGAAGATGTCTAGCGCGGAGTGCCGGGGCCTGGCTATGGCCATTGTCCAGGGAACAATGGCGCTGTGCGGCATCGACGAAAGCACCGCGCTCAGCAAGCTGTCGGGGCACGTGCGGGAGTACTGCGGGACCGTGGCGCGACCTGAGGGTGTGTACTCTCTTCGTGACTACGCGCAGCGAGTGCGCTCGGGCGAGTCCGCGCTTCTTGGTGCGGAGGCTATCCAGAAGACGTCGAGCGCCTACGAGGCGCTGGCGGACCACCTTTTGGAGTTGTCGGAGCAGGCCCCGACGGAAGCATACGACGCCCTGTGCAAAGTGGCTGAGGCGGTAGACACGCTCAACGAGGCGACCGGCCTCAAGGCGACCCACGCACACAGGATCGTATTCCTGCCGGCGAAGGAGACTTCGTTCTTCAAGCGCTCAGCACGGGAGTACAGCGACGGGTACGAGTACACGTTCGGCAGCACCCATATCCGGGCTTCGGAGCTGGAGCGCTTGGCAAACGTGAACCTGCAGCCGCTTGTGCGTATCTTGGGCCGCGAGAAGGTGGACCAGCTCCGCGAAGACCCGATTCGTACTTTCCGTGATCTTACCGACCCACAGAAGCGCGCTGTGGCGCGGTACTGCGAAGAGACGGTCAAGATTCGCGACATGGACGGGATGGTCCCCACCTTGCTCTAAGGGGAGACCATGTCGCAGATCGATAAGACAGCGGAGGCCGTTGAGGTGGGGGATCAGGAGATTCTCCTGCCTCTTTCCGTTGGGGACGCGTTTAACGCGGCCAGAGCGGTGCAGGGCGAACACCCCGCTACTGGGGTGGCTCCGGTAACTGAAGAGGTGTTCGACACCATTCAGACCGACGAGCCCAGAAATGAGGGTACCGCTACCCTCATTGCGTACTCTGTCTACTCAAAAGAAGACAAACAGCGCCTCTTATCGAAGCTCCCCGTCGAGGCACTACACGCCTTGCTGACCCGCCGGTACCCCACGCGGTGGTGGGAGCAGGAGCCCGAGGTCATCCTAGAAGACCTCGCCAACGAGTTTGGCTTCATCCTGGACGCGGGTGGAATCAATCGTGTTCGGGCGCTCCACGCAATCTGCTCCGCCCCGGTCGGAGAGAACCCGTACTACTATGACCCGGAGACATTTAGGTTCCTGACCTTGTGTCTCTCTGGTCGGGCTGTGCGGGCAGACACCGACCTGTACCCCTCTCCGCACGAAATGGCTGTCGCGCTGCACAGCCTGCAGACAGTGCGTCCGGGTATGCTCGAGGACGAGGTCCTCGGGTTTATCGCGGCGGTTTGCTACTACCAGGATTTGTGGGCTCCCTCGGGTATCCTGTCGGTTGCGCAACCCTATGTAGTTGAGATGTGTAAGAACCTCGGCATTCCCGTAGACCAAGAACGGATTGACGGGGTGCTCGCTCTTGCACAGAAAGAGCGAGAGTCGGGCGGCGAGGAAATCCCAGACACGGTCCGGGATGAAGACGACGTTCAGGCGCTCGCTGTTATAGACTATGAAGACGGGGTAGCCGCCGCTCTGGAGCGCGGAGACCACATGGAAGACGCAGTAGTGAACGCGTGGGAAGAGGGTACACAGAATGTCTAGCTCGTCCTCTATCCCACCGCAGACTCGTCCCGTTCCCCCCACTGTAGCGTCTGCTCGGACGGGGCAGGGGATGGGCGACCTGTTCGGTACCAACCGGTCCGGGCGCGGCGCTGGGGGCAACTCCGGTCGCAGCACCTTCCAACCGTACTCGTCTCCCTTCGACACCCTTTCGTCGTTCGATATTCCCCGAGACTCACGGGGTATGTTCGCGGCGTGCCGGGAGCTGGCAGAGAACAGCGCCACGCACATGGCGTACGTCCGGCTCATGTCGACGCTGCCCGTCACGGACCTGGTGTTCAAGCCGACCCGGCCTACGTCTGACGCGCTGAAGAAGAAAGGCATCGCGACACCGGGAGCGATGGTTTCCAGCGACAGCGCGGCGGTGTCCAAGTTTAGTGAGCTGGCGCTGCACCACTGGCAGCTTCGCCGTGTCTGTCAGGAGATGGCGCGGTCGTTCTTCACCTACAGCAACGCCGTCGCAGTAATCTCGTACCCATTCGCCAAGATGCTGGGATGCACCAGCTGTGGTGAGAAGCGAGAGGCGATGTACGAGAAGTGGGAGCTGCGGTCGCAGGGACGCTTTCGCTGGAAATGCCCCTCATGTGGGCATGTCGGCGACGCACACGTCGTGGACCACTTCACCCCGGTGCCCGAGGACGTGCGTCTTATCGTGCTCGACATGGAGCAGATTGACGCGATCAAGAACGAGTTCCGAGGCACTATCGATCTCTACTATGAGATCCCTCAGTCTACGATTGAGCGATTCAAGTCGTCGCCACTCGACAAAGAGTTCATCTGCCAAACACCGCAGGCGTACCTCGAGGCGGCACTCGGTAAGAGCCGCTACCCGGCCTTCAACGACATTCGCCCTCGGGTGAAGCTCCGCCGAGAGCAGTGCTTCTTTATGAGGGCAGCTACGCTCCCACGGAGCGCGGAAGGGTTCGCCTACCCAGAGATGGCGTCCACGTTCCAAGACTACTGGCTACGCAAGACGCAGCAGAAGTCTCAGGAAGCCATCCACACAGAGATGGCGATCCCTAAGAGGTTCGTGTTCCCCGAGAACTACGGGCAGAGCGATAGCCTGATGAACTTGGTCAACCTTTCGCAAGTTCAGCAGAAGCTGCGAGAGGAGTTCTCCAAGATGCGCCGCGACCCCGGGTACGTAGGCGTGGCTCCGTTCAAGGTGGGACAGTCCCTCATCGGAGGCGAGGCCAAAGGGTTGTCATTGGCCCAGGACGTCAAGGTTCAGGTCGAGATGGAAGCCGCCGGCTTGGGCGTACCCATCGAGGCTCTGTTCGGTGGGCTGCAGTACTCCGGCGCTAGCGTCTCTCTCAAGCAAGTGGAGAGCCGCTTCGAGGACTTCCGCAACAACCTGCTCGACCTGTGCCGCTGGTACATCAAAGAGGTGTCTCTGCAGATGCGGCTTCCGTCGGTGGGCGTAGAGCTCAAGCCCTTCCGCATGGGAGAAGACATCCCGTACATTCAGATGCTGTCCTCGCTGTACGCACAGGGAGCCGCCTCGCTCCGTCACCTGCACACCGCGCTCAACGTGGACACGGAGACGGAACGAGAGCAGATCCGCGCCGACGCCGAGTTCCGCGCCGACATGGGCAAGATCCAGGGCAAGGCCGACGCAGCAGCTCAGGGCGAAGCAATCGTCCGGGGCGCTGCAGCTTCCGCGCAGGGAGAGGTCGCCGGCATGGAGGCGCAGCTCGACGCTCGAGTGGAGCTCGCACGTAAGGTACGGGAAGACGAGGACCTGTACTCGCTCGTGACGTCTGACCCGCAGCTGGCCGCGCAGATTCTGGGCTCCGCTAGCAACGAGGCGTACATGCTCGGTGCTACTCCAGATATGGGGCAGGCCGTACAGGGCAACCAGATGAGCCCAGAGCAGGTGCAACAAGGCATTGACCAGTACGCACAGGGCGATGCCGGGCAGGCTATGGGCGAAGAAGCCGTGGAGAACTCTCAGCCAGCTTATGGCGGCGGGGGAGCGTAATGTTTGACGATACGACGGATGAACCGTGGCGTCGCGCAAAGACTTCCGCCGAGCGCGCCGCTGACAGGCTAGTGGACTCCCTTCGCGGGGAGGACATGTCTCCTGTTCGTAGAGCGCTGCAGCAACTCGCTCCGTCCTTTACGGACCCCCGCGAGGACGGACAGCGCCTGCAGTCTCAGGTCGTAGCTGCTCTTGAGAAGAACTTTGCGGAACCCGTCCGCGTGACCGATAAGCGTACCGGGCAGTCCTTCAGCTTAGAGCTCATGGGCGGGCTGCAGGTGGAGGAGCCGCCGGACCCCTACGACTACACAAAGATCCACAAACACATCATGGGCGGGAGAACGTATGGCTCCCGCGTCAAAGGTCGTTTCCGTATCGTGTCTGAGGACAAGAACGGCAAGGTAACCCGGGTATACGACGACAACGAGATGACGTTGGCGCGCATCCCTACGCCGGTGTACGACCGATCCTTCGTCGTCGCAGGCAAGAAGCGCCATCTGGTAAACCAGTTCCGCCGTAAGCCGGGGGTATTCACCCTGCAGGACGCCAAAGGCGACTACATTACCGAGTTCAACGTTGACCAAAGCTCGCCTTCCCGCGTGAAGAACTTCCGCATCCAGCTCGACCAGAGTGACGATGCAGGGCCGGACTTCAACGTGGTGTACGGCACGGCTAAGAAAATCCCAGCTTGGGATATGGCCAAGCTCTTGGGGGCTACGGACGGAGAACTACGTAAGGCGGTAGGCAAGGCGTCCGCCGAAGCGATGGAAAACCGCTCCAGCCAAGATCGCTACGAGCGCACGGTGCGGCAGCTCCACTCTTCTATCTTCGGTGGCAAAGAAGCCGGGGCAGACCTTACGCACGAGCAGAGAGAAGCGGAGGTTCGAGAGCAGTTCACCCTCACCGCGTTCGACCCCACGGTCATGAAGGCGGTCACTGGTCTCAAAACGGGGGAGCTGAATAAAGACGTCATTCTAAACAGCTTCACGAAGCTAAAGAGACTGGCGAACGAAGAAATCGAGCCAGACGACCGAGAGTCCCTAGCCCTAAAACGAATCCTCTCCCCGGCAGACCTGTTGGCAGAGAGCGTTGGTAGGGATCGAGAGGTACAGGAGTACCGCAGATACCTGTCTGGCCAGCTCCGCAAAGCCCGCAATCTTGCACGAAAAGACCCGGATAAGGTCAACGTGCTGCAGGTAGTGGGCACTAAGCTATCTCCGAAGATCAACTCCCGCCTCACTAGCTCCATGTTGCAGCGGTCTGATACCGCCACCAACCCGATGGACAACTGGGCAAACGCTAACCTCACCACCATCATGGGAGAGGGGGCGATCCAGTCAGACAAGGCGGTCCCGGTCGATGCAAAGCTCATTAACGCATCTCACCTCGGGTTCCTCGACCCAACGCACACGCCAGAATCGGACAAAGCAGGCGTAGCGCTGCACCACACGGCCCGAGCCCGGGTAGTGCCCGACACTCGACCGGGGGCAGGGGCGCCGGACACGGGAGCTTCTCGACTCGTTTCTACCTTCTTGGACAAAAAGGGGACGGCGCTTGAGCTCTCCCCGGACGAACTCGTAGGTAAAACCATTGGTGCGTTTGACCAGATGGAGATCCGGCGGGGTCGCCCCACGGCCAAGCTGTCTAGAGTCAAGGCGTTCAAGGACGGAAAGCCCGTGGAAGTCCGTCCGTCCGACATTGACTTCTGGATGCCAGATCCGCTGTCGATGTTCGACGCGCAGTCTGCGCTCATCCCGTTTGCCAACAGCACCCAGGGTAACCGTGCTGGCTTCTCTGCTAAGCAGGGGGCGCAGGCCGTCCCGCTAGTCAATCGGGAAGCACCGCTGGTGCAGATCAAGCTGCCTAACAGCGACTACTCCCTGGAAGAGGTGCTTGGAGAGGAGGCAGGGGCGATTCGGGCCAAGTTCGACGGGGAAGTCGTAGAGATCAAAGAGGGTGGCCCCGGGGAACGGACGCTGGTCGTCAAACGTAAAGGCAGCAGAAAGACCGAAGAAATCCCCCTCCCCAAAGACCTTCCTATGGGCGGGAACACCCCGCTGGATAGCGAGGTTCGGCTGACCCCCGGGGATAAGTTCAAGGCAGGGGACGTACTCGCCGACTCCACCTTTACGAAGGATGGGGTGCTGGCGATGGGCACCAACGTGCGCGTGGCGTACATGCCGCACTACGCCAACACATTCGAGGACGCGGTCGCGATCTCTGAGCGTATGGCGGGCAAGATGCGCTCTCAGCACCTGTACACAGTCGACATTGAGTCTGATCAGGTGCGCCTGGGCAAGTCAGCGTACCGCAGCCGGGGAGCTCCGCTTCCTACTGAGCAGGACAAAAAGCTCGGGTCGCAGGGGGTGGTCCAGGTCGGGCAGCGTATCAACCCCGGGGACCCCCTGTTCGTGGGGGTTAAGGGCATCGCCCTCGGAGACCGGGACCTTCAAGAGAAGTTGGCGCTAATTGGTCAATTCTCGGCCAGAGACCGCCGTAAGCTCATGGGCCAAACTCAAGCGTTTACGCAGATTTGGCGGGAAGAAAAGCCCGGCGAGGTCGTTGCGGTAGACGTAAAGAAGGGCAGGGACGGTAAGGTCAAGGGGGCTCGCGTCGTTATCAAGACCGACGAGCCCATGCAGGCGGGCGACAAGATTTACGGGCGGCACGGGAACAAGGGCGTCGTCAGCACGGTAATCTCCAACGACTCTATGCCGTTCCTTCCGGGGCGCATGGATGTGGTAGACCCCGCAGACTCTCCGTTTCGGAAGGGCCAGGAAATTTCAGAAGAGGAAGCCGCCGCGGCGGAGAAGAAGTACCCCGGCTTCAAAGCATCAAAGGCTCACGTAGACCTTATCCTCAACCCGCTCGGGGTCGCTGGACGCCTCAACCCGTCACAGAACTACGAGACGCTGGTTTCTCGTGTGGCCGCAAAAGAGGGCACGCCCGAGAAGGTGCAGTCGTTTGGGTACGTGGGTGAAGACAGTAACTGGGACTTTGTGGACCGGCGGCTCAAAGAAGCCGGCCTTGACGCTGATTCGGAGCTGGTCCTCCCAGAAACCGGGCGTCGCCTGCAGAACATGGGCGTCGGCTATCAGTACATCCAGAAGGCCAAGCAGACGGTCTCCAAGAAGAACTCGGCTCGCGGGCTGGGTACGTTCCAGAAGAACGGGCTGGTTGCTCGAGGAGAGGACGGAGCACGTGCGCTAGGAGAGCTTGGCGTGTACGGCTTGCTTGCGCAGGATGCCCGGGAGTTCTTGCGAGACGCACAGCTGTATAAGTCCGAGAACCGAGAGCACGTGTGGCGTGCTCTGCGGCAAGGTCGCCCGATTGGCGACACTGGTATGCGGGTGAACGATGAGCCTCGCGCGTTCAAGCGCCTGCTGACCTACCTGCAGGCAGCGGGCGTGGAGCCCGTGCACGACCAAGAAAACTTCACGTACCGCCTGCGTCCGCAAACCGATGCGGACGTGGTTAAGCTGACGCAGACGAACACGGGGTCAGGACCAAAGGATCGCGTGTTTACTGCCCCCACGCAGACGGTGGACGCGAAGGGCCGTCCCCGAGCGGGTGGTCTATTCGATCCCTCGGTTACTGGGGGCATGAACGGCAACCACTGGGGCCGGTTTGAGCTGGCTGAGCCCGTTCCAAACCCGATTTACGAGTCCGCTATTCAGGACCTGCTGAACATGAAGCCGGCGGAGTACGCAGACGTGCTAGCCGGCAACAAGTCGGTGGAGATCGACGAGCGTACGTACACGGGCTCTCGGGCTATTCAGCGGATGCTCGAGTCGGTGGACGTAGGTGCCGCGTTTGAGGAGGCGAAGGCGCAAGCAAAGGGAGGGGCGAGGGACTCGGACAGGTCTCGCGGGTATCGAAAGATGCGCAGCATCCAGATGCTCAAAGACAACAATATGACCCCTACCCAGGCGTTCATGCGTAAGCAGGTACCAGTGGTACCAACACAGCTTCGCACCATCGACGTGGACGAAAAGGGACAGGTAGTCGTCGGCGACCTGAACTATCTGTACCGAGACATCGCCCTCACAAATGAGGAACTCCAGGAAGCTAAGAAGCGCGGGCTGCCTCCTAGAGCAATCGGGCAGCTCGAGGCTGGGCTGTACGAGAGTATGCGTACGCTCATGCAGGTGCAGGGCTCCAAGCCCCTGTCTCCCTCAGCCCAATACCAGGGCGTATTGGGCACCCTGATCGGGAAACACCCAGACGGAACCGGAGACGTAAAGAGCTCCCTCTTCAAGAAAGAGGTGTTCCAACGTCGTCAAACCTTCTCGGGCGGTGCTGTTCTAGCGGCGGATGACAAACTTGGGATTGACCAGGCGTCTATTCCGAAGACAGTCATGGCCGCGCTGGTTGAGGGTGACATTGAGGCGGAGTGGAACCGCAGCAACCCCAATGCCCCTCAAGAACAGCGACAAAAGTTCCTCAAGAAGCTCAAAGACTACCACCAGTTAGGCGTGAAAGACCCGGAAGTGGAGACGTTCCTCCGCCGAGCGGCCAAGAAACGTCAGGTGGTTGTCAAGCGAGACCCCGTACTCCACAAATACGGCATCCAGGCGTTTGAGCCTGTCTTGTCTGACCGAAAGACTATCGGACTCAACCCGATGGTATTCGGTGGGTTCAATGCAGACTCGGACGGCGACGTCCTCGGCATCTTCGTGCCTCTTACAGAGGAGGCAAACCGAGAGGCTAAGGAGAAGCTGCGCCCGTCCAAGAACCTCTTC